TTTAACTTATCACAATTCAAATCTCAGATGGACTGGTTCGGTGGACCAGATCGTGCCTCTTTATTTGAAGTAGAGCTTAGTGGTCTACCTTTAACTAAATCGAGAGCGGGTTCATATGACCTTAAATTTTTCTGTAAAAACGTAGCCATACCCGGCATGATCTTTAACCCAGCTCAATATGAAGCCGTGGGCCAGATGCGTAAGGTCTATCCTATGGGATTTAACCCAGAACCAGTACAAGCAATCTTCTTACTTGATGCTGATAAACAAGTACTTACATTCTTTCATGGCTGGGCACAGAGTATGGTAAACTTTAGTACTGCAGGCGGAGCATTCTCTGCCGTTGACGGTACGAAACCATTTGAAATTAATTATCGTGATGATTATGCATGTCGAATGGTTATCAGACATTATAGTGCAAACTATACAGAAACCGGACAATATTATGAGGTAATTCTAGATAAAGCATTCCCAATTCAAATGGGTGATGTGGATCTTGCATGGGAGAACGGCGACAGTTTTGTTGTTCTACCAGTAAGTATTCAATATGACAGAATTGAGTTCTCAGGTGAAAGATACGGTGTTCCTATAGGTGGGGATGGAAACAGCCTACTTAAATTACTGACAGCTGCCGGTAGAATCAACGACATTATGGGCGGTGATATTCTTCCACAAGGTGTACAGGATGCAGTTAATAAACTCACTGGCATTAACGCAGAATTTGACAATATTTCTAGAAAAGGTCGAAGCTTCGCAAACCAGGTGAGTAGATTCTTAGGTGGATGAACAGGAGAAATTAAATTATGCTACCAAAAATTGATCTTCCTATTTTTGAAACAACCTTACCATCAACAGGTGAGAAAGTCAAATATAGAGCGTTTACAGTTAAAGAAGAAAAGATTCTTCTCGTTGCGCAGGAATCTAATGATATCGGTCAAACTATCTTAGCAATCAAACAGGTCGTAAATAATTGTATTCTTAGTCATGACGTAGCTGAGTTTGCTATGTTTGATCTAGAATACATGATGCTTATGATACGTGCTAGGGCAGTTGATGATACAGTTAAATTCGTAATTACAGATCCAGACACTGATAAACCAGTAAACTTAGAGATGGCTTTAGATGATGTACAGATTGTAAAGAAAGATGAACATAAAAATGAAGTGGCTATCAATGATGAATACAATCTTTACTTAAAGTATCCAACGATAGACCAGTTCATAAGAATTGTAGAGATGGATCAGTCAGATCCTCTTGTAAATTATACGATTATGATATCTTGTTTGGATAAAGTGGCTTCGGAAGACGAGGTTCATGAGTTTACGAACTACTCTGAACAAGAGATAGATCAATTCATGGAAAACGTTGATACTAAGGTTCTTAAAGGTATTCAAAAATTCTTTGAGACTATGCCTAAGTTAAAGCATGAAGTAACTTATGTAAATGATAACGGAGATGATAAAATATACGCTGTTGAAGGAATCAATAGTTTTTTTTTCTAGTGCTGAGCCACATTAGTTTGGCGGATTACTATAAAGTGGTGTTCGCTTTGGCTCAGCACCATAAATACTCTATAAGTGATATTGAAAACTTAATGCCATATGAGCGTGACATCTACTACAACATGATTATAAATTATATTGCAGAGCAAGAACAAAATCGAGGTTAAGAGATGGCTCTTTCAGAAGATACACAAGCTATCATAGATAGACTAAAAGCAGAAGGCGATTTAATCCGTGATAGCGGACCTAATTCTATGCGATCTGTAAACATTAAACTAGATCGATTTGAAGGTCTGTTTAAAAGTATCAACGATAATGTCATCAGTCAAACCGATATGATGCGCCAGCAAATGGGCATAGCTTCTCAACAAAGACGTCAAGAAGAAACTCGCCGCCAACAAGAAGAAGTACTACCACCCGAACCGACAAGCGAACCAGCAGCTGGAAGTCCAGTAAACGGGCGAGCGAATGGCGAAAGAAATATCGATAGTGCAAGTAAGTCGATTGCCGAAGCTTTATCATTTAAGAACATTGTACTTGGTGGTGCTGCGTTGTTCGCAGGATATAATATTCTAAAAGGTTTCATCGATCAGAAAACTGGTGGTGGATTTACCGATATGGAAAGTGGTATCGGAGATTTTGCGTCTAAATTAAGAACGTTCGAGATGCCAGATTTTACAGGCACAATGACTAGATTAAATGAAACAATTGACGGCCTTAAAACTACAATCGATGGTCTAAGAGCTGATATAGAAAACACCGTATCTACCCTCAAGGACTGGCAATTTTGGATCAGTCTTGCTATCGGAGCAATTGGTCCTTTTGTTGCAATTAATAGACTACTTAAAATTAGATTAGAAAAACTCCGGTTGCAAAATCTAGAATTAGAAAAGGCCCCTAATGTTCCTGATGATGNGCCAACCCAGCCGAGAATAGGCAATTACGATGTAGATAGTAATAATCCAAACTTCAGAGGATGGGGTGAAGATGGCAGACCGGTTTTTGGAGATACACCTAACGCGCCTAGAGTTATTCTTAGACCAGATGGTACACCAATTAGAGGTGGTTCGCCAACAAGAGGGCCTGCTGTTATGGACCAGCCGCCTCGAATATCAACGCCTCCAGGTGGTGCAGATAATCCAGTACTTTCTACTCCTGATGGCTCAACACCAAGAATGTCACTGCCAGATATGTCAACGCCGGAGATGCGTGGCCAAAACAGACCAATAATAGCAGATAATATCACGAGAGGTGGTGGTAAAATTGGCTATAACCAAGGCGCGGGCAGATTTACTGTAAACCCAGATGGAACTGGTGGATTTCTTTCAGACGCCGATGCAATTAAAATGATGGGAGAAAATATTGTTCGCGAAGCTCCACGCTACGCTAAAGCTTATACTAACGTTGTTAAATTTTTAAAGTTCCTTGGGCCACCTGCGCTAGCATACGAGATATTTAGAGTTTATGTGGTGATGACATCAAACTCAACCAAACCACAAAAGATCGCAGCTATATCAGGAATCATTGGTGGGATGGGTATTGGTTTCGTTGCAGGCGGCTTAGTAGGTGCACAATTGGGTATTTGGTTCGGACCTTGGTCTGCTCTTATCGGTGGTTTACTTGCCGGTGTTGCTTTTGGCTTTGGTGGGGAATACATTATTAGCGCTATGGTAGAAGCGATGTTTGAAGAACCGGAAGCTAGGCAAGCAAGATACAAAGAAATGCAAGAGCACCAATTAGAAGCTATGAGACAAAACGGTTCATACGCCGATTACCTAAGTGCTATGGAAAGAGCGCAAATGGGCGGATCAAGAGCGTTCTCAGATTCTGGTTTTGCTCCAGATCTAGGGTTCGGTTCTGGCGGTGTTCTTGGGAACTCTAGAGGTAACTATTTTATGGGAAGAGACGGTCAAATGTACCGTCAGGATGGACAGACGTATCGAGTTGAAAGAATGTCATTAGGTGGCGTTGGGGGAGGTGGTGTTGTAATCAACGCGCCTCAAATAAGNGCGCCCGTAGTGAATAATGTAGAAGGTGGGAAGTCGGCCAACTACATTCAGATGGCCTCCTTCGGTGGTGGCGGTGGCGGCTTTGGAAGCGACGATCCCTACAACCTATCATTTGTATAAAAATTAGTAGCAATACTTTACTACGTTTTCAAAAGGTGGTTTGCTTTCTCCAGATTCTTCATATGTGCCTAGAGCTCTATAACCAGCAGACATTAATAAGTACACATCATCTTCAATAAAGTCAAACCCTTTTTGAATCCACAAATCTTTATTACTGTCATAATTTTCAAAACAACGAGTATATGAAATATCGAGGCCCTGTTCAATTAATGTCTTGGATAGAATAGTGCAATGCATTCCTATTTCAATGCATGTTGCTTGAGAAGCAATAACCTTTTTATACATGTTTGGATCGCATGGTGGCTGACAATGACCCCAATCATCCATATCACTTTGAACTTTATCATTAGCGTCATTAACAAGCCGAGCAGTGTAAATAAACTGATATGGAGCAGTAAGTAAATTAGTATTTGCCGTTACTGTTCCAGTTCCACCTTTGGATAGATCATATAAGCCTTGATTTAATTCATGATTACCAGCAATAACATATAACTTATATGGCATAAGATTTTGCTTAGAAGCTACAGAATCATACGCTTTCTTTACTGCATTTTGAATTAAAGACAAATCAGGGATACGATTTTCATCATACCACCTGATCTGTTTGCGTTTTGACATTTCATCAAAAAACATTTACTTATTTGTCGCCCTTATCTGAAACGAATGTATACATTTCTTTAGCTTTTTCCATCATTTCTTCAACAGAATACATTTCAGTTTGTTTCTGAAACTCTTCTAATTGCATTTTGCCTTCTTCAACCATGCGTTCTGCAAATTGAACATTCATATGGTAAGCTTGATCCATATATTCTTTTGCAAGCTGAAGCATTTCTGAACGGATTTCGAATGGATTTTTATTGCTCATTTTGCCACCTTTGTCATAGCTTCACCAATTGCATTAGCAAAATCTGTAGTTGATTTCGCTGCTAGTTTAGTGAATTCAGTTTGAGATTTAATAAAATCGTTGAGAGGCTTACTCATTGCCTCATCTTTAAACCAAGTATCTACAAAGGTTTTCTTTGCGTTTTGGATCGTGTCGATAAACATGTTTGTCATATAATCGTTATTCATTTTAGTTCTCCTAATATGTGTGTGTGAAAGTGGAGGGCATTTCACCCTCCTAGTTTTATTTATCCATTAAGTAGTTCGGGCTCGGTATCTTTGCCAATGGCAATCTTACGAGGTTTCTTCTCTTCTGGAATTACATTCTCTAATTGAACTGTCAAAATGCCATCTTTGAAATGTGCACCACGTACGACAATCGTATCAGATAGTGTAAAGCTGCGACGGAAGCCACGCGCTGAAATACCTTTATGTAGGTATGTGCGCTCTTCGTCATCTTTCTTTGTCCCTTCAATATATAGAACACCGTCTTTAAGTTCGATGTCTAGTTCATCTTCGCCAAAGCCGGCAACTGCCAATTCAATGGCATAGTTATCGTCGTCGATCTTCGCGATATTGTATGGGGGATAATTAGTTTGACCCGGTGTTTGGTCTCTCATTCTTTCGATCATGCGATCAAAACCGATGAAAAGTGGGTCATTGAGCATATCTGCTCTGAAGCTACGTGTATTCATTGCTATCTCCTTTATTAAGCAAGATTTATAATAAGGGAACCCGTTAGGCATTCCCATTATTATTTATATCACATTCTTTAGGAGATGTCAACCTTTTTTTCAAGAATTGCGTGTGCAATAACGTCCCCGTCCTTAAGGGCAACCAAACTGTCACATGTATTCTTGATTATCAAATTAATTTCAGATGTCTCTTCTACAATCTGAACACACGAAGCGAGAACAAGCGATTTCTTAAGCGCACAATCCTCTTTAATATAAATCTTTGCAATATATCCTTCCGGCACTTCAAGAGTCTGCCTTGTTGGAATAATTGCTCTTACGTCTGGAATCAACTGCATTGCATCCGGATCCTGGCCGAAGCCTTTTACGTGCAACTTTTGTCGTTTGTTCCAATTATTATAAGTGTCAACAAAGTCTCCATGCTTTAAGGAGACAGCAATATCAATCATCATTTTTTTCCTATATTGTACTTAGCCTCTAAATTCCATTCATTTTTCTCTTTATGAGATAGAATCTTAATTTGATTAAGCTGAGCAACTGGATCTTGAGCTTTCTCCGTATTTATTACTGAGATGAGATCCCATTCCTCTAGCAAGTTTACGATAGTATTTCGTCGAGCCTTATCTTCTTCTGAAAAGGTGTCTTTCTTTCCGTCTAGGATAAACAATTCTTTAAAATGTAGAATTGCATAACGACCTTGTTTGTGAAGAATATGGCAAGTTTGATATAAAGTCTTATCTTTACGAGATGAAATACCGATTCGCGTGAGGGTTTCTTTGACTTTTAAAAAGCTATCCGGCGAAGGAAGAGAAATCTCAATTCCCACCCCTTTAAAAATATCTTCTTGCATAACCACAGCATCCTTATTATTATTGTTATTATCACGATGCTCATCATGACCATCCAAACAATATTTATATTTTTCACACTCCCCCTGTGACAAGTTTGCTGTGTACATATTTCATATCTTCTTTACTCAAAGCTTTTTGATACATCTTTGCTACAGTACGGTTGCATTGATAAACCTGTTGAATAGCATCTAGGTCTTTATCTTTATCGGCCTTTGGCCACTTTGAGAAACGTTTGCGCTTACGTAATGCTCCGCGATAATATTGAAACTGAGCAGCATAAAACATATGAGCTCGCTGATTCATTTCATTCGCGTGTAGAATAGTATCCTCAAAGTTTGCAAAGCCACGATTTACCATATAGGGAATGTACTGCTTTTCAATCAGTTCAGGATTTTCGTTATTGTTAATCAGATCTTCTTTTGAGAAAGAAGCTGCTGTCATAAAATCAAATGGGTTATAGTCCTTCGCCACGAGCTTCCTCAATCTGTTTCAAAATATCATTAAAATCATCTGCACAACCAGGACAGGCTTTTAATTCAAAAGGACCGTCACCTGTATCTAATTTTATACTAAAAGCCTCCTTCTTGTCAACCTTTTTGTTGCAATAGAAGCAGTCATCTGTGTGTTTTTCAGTTAGTCTTTTAAACCATTCACTCATTTACCACTCCGGCGCTGAATAATCTTTGTGCAATTTATATGAGGCTATTCCATCTAATCCATAAGATGGGCAAACGTGAATGTATTCAGGCAAACCTAAATCATCTTTCTCACCTACTTCACCACAAATGAAGTATGCACCGGTTTTTTCAGGTGAGCTATGCTTCCAAATTTTTAAGAGCATTTGGTAAAGCTGATATTCATTATCACTAATTTCTATCATACTGAAATATCTACAATTGTTTTTTCAGGTTTCACAAGCTCACCTTCTCGGTTATAACGAATATAGTCAACTGCTTCAATTCGGGTTGAGCCATTATCATTTACATGTGATACTCTTGAAATTGTTTCTTTATATGGATCTATTGTTGTACTTATATAAGAACTTAAAACAATAGGCGCTACTGGTCCGATCTCGCTCATTTGAAAGATGCCTCCATCATGATTTCAGTTAAACATGCAACCATATTTATTTCAAGATCAGCGACAAAGT